GCACCCGGCACAAAGAATACACCGCCCGCAAATCCGACCGCGACCGATGAGTACAAGTCCGCCTTCTGGGATATGATCCGCAACAAGGGCGATCAGCTTGCAGTCCGCAACGCACTCTCTGTCGGTGAGGACACCGAGGGCGGCTACACTGTGCCTGACGAATTCGAGCGCAGACTGATTCAGGCACTGGAAGAGAACAACATCTTCCGCCAGATGGCAACGGTCATCAAGACCAACAGCGGTACCCGTAAGATTCCGATTGCCAACGATACGATGGAGGCGCAGTGGATCGATGAGGGCGAGGAGATCCCGGAGACTGACACCAGATTCGGTCAGACCACTCTCTCCGCATACAAGCTCGGCACGATGATCAAGATCAGCAACGAGCTTCTGCACGATTCCGCTTTTGACCTCGCAAGCTATATCGCTGCACGTTTCGGTGTGGCAATGGGCAATGCCGAGGAGCGTGCCTTCTTCACCGGTGACGGCGACAAGAAGCCTCTCGGTATTCTCGATGAGACCGGCGGTGCAGAGCTGGGTGTCACTGCGGCATCCCAGACGGCGATCACCTTTGACGAGGTGTTCGACCTCTACTACAGCCTGAAGTCTCCATACCGCAGAAACGCACAGTTCGTCTGCAACGAGACCATCCTGCTTCAGCTCATGAAGCTGAAGGACAAGAACGACAACTACCTCTGGAAGCCGTCGCTCGATATTGCGAAGCCGGATACACTGCTCGGCAGACCGATCCGCACCTCTTCCTTTATGCCCGGTATCGCCAAGGGCGAGCGTGTTCTCCTCTTCGGTGACATGAAGAACTACTGGGTGGCTGACAGACAGAACCGCACCTTCCGCCGTCTCAATGAGCTGTATGCCCGCACCGATCAGGTCGGCTTCCTTACCACGCAGCGTGTGGATGGCAGACTGATTCTTCCGGAGTCCGTCAAGGTCCTCAAGATGGCAGGCACAAAGGCTACCACAGGCGGAAATACCGGCGGAAATACCGGCGGCAACGGCTGATAAATCCCGGAACGGAGGGCAGATAAGTGAATCTGATCTCACTGCCTGAAACAAAAAACTACCTCCGTGTTGACCACTGTGAGGATGACAAGCTCATCCTCACTCTGATCGATACGGCACAGCGGCTCGTGATGGATGTGGGACGCATGAATGAAAAGCAGTTAGCGGAAAATGAGGAAACCTCCCGGCAGGCTATGCTGTATACTGTATCTTACCTCTATGAAAACCGCAATACTGCTGATTATCATGCACTGACGCTGACACTTAGGGCGCTGTTGTTCGCACAGAGGGAGGGCATCATCTGATGGAGATCGGGAAACTGAATCAGCGAATCGCCGTCCTTGAAAACCATGTCAAAAAAGATGCGATCGGAAATCACAAAGCCCAGTGGGAGGAGGCGTTCTCCCTCTGGGCTTCTGTGACGGTCGGCAATACACAAGGCTCTGCATCTGAGGAGACAAACACCGGAGTCACCAGAGAGATACAGCGTATCGAGGTAACGATCCGGCAGACGCCGCAGACAAAGAAAATGGGTTCTACTGTGTATAGAATCCGGTTCGATGGCATCGACTACGATATCAAGGGCATTGTTCCTAATTACACATCGCAGGACTATATGAAGCTGATCTGCGAATCACGAAGGGCGGGTGCGAAGGATGACATCTATTGACGATATGGTGGCAGAGATCATGGAAGGCTTATCGGAGTACGCAGAGCTTGCGGATACAGCGATGAAAAAGGCTGTCCGCAAGACTGCGACCGCCGTCAAGAATGAGATCTCCGCAAATGCCCCTGTGAAGTCCGGACGTTATAAACGAAGCTGGACAGCAAAGAAAACCCAGGAGAACAGCCACACACTGGAAATGACTGTCCACAGCAAAGACCGATATCAGATCGCACATCTCCTCGAACACGGTCATGCAAAGCGCGGCGGCGGTCGTGTGGCGGCGATCCCGCATATCGCTCCTGCCGAAGCAAACGGCGCAGATATGCTCGAAACGCTCATCAAAAAGGAGTTATCGTGACCTACGGGGAAATTTCCGAGATGATGCAGGAGATCGGGCTACCCTTTGCGTATTATCATTTCGCAGAGGGTGAAAGCCCGGATCCTCCGTTCACGCTGTTTCTGTCACCCGGTGAAAATACATTCGGTGCGGATAATCTGATGTATGTCAGCTTCAAGCGGCTTCACATCGAGCTTTACACCGATGAAAAAACCCCGGATACGGAGGAGCGTGTGGAGGAAGTGCTGCATCAGCACAACATTTATTATACAAAATCCGAAACATGGATCGAGAGCGAACGGCTCTATGAGGTCCTGTACACATTGGAGGTATGAATATGGCTCTGAAGAAAAACAAGGTCAAGTTCGGTCTGAACAAGGTTCACTGGGCAAAGATCACAGCATGGAGTGATGACGGTGTACCGACATTTGCAACGCCTGTCCGTCTGCCCGGTGCTGTTTCGCTGAGCATTGACGCAAACGGCGAGAACGACAATTTCTACGCCGACAACACCGTTTATTACGTTATCAACAACAACGCAGGCTATGAGGGTGACCTCGAAATTGCTCTCATCACCACCGATTTTGCAACCGATATCCTCGGTGAACAGCTCGACAGCAAGGGCGTTCTGGTTGAGCGCAACGATGCGGAGACATCGCAGTTCGCACTGCTCTTTGAGTTTGACGGAGACAAAAATCACATCCGTCATGTGCTGTACTGCTGCTCTGCATCCCGTCCCGCGACTGAGGGTCAGACCACTGAGGAGAGCAAGGAGGTAAAGACAGAGACACTGTCGCTGAAGGCTTCCGCACTGCCTTCCGGTCTGGTGAAGTCCAAGACCTGTGAAAGCACAGATGAGACCACTTACAACAACTGGTACAGCGCCGTCTATATCCCGACTGCGGCGACCACCAACAACAGCACCGGTACACGTTCGACAAGCAGCACCAAGGGCGGCAGCACAACCGCATCCACTACTACTGACTGATTCGGAGGAGAACGAATATGGCTATCAGAAAAACAATTACTGTTGACGGCATCGAAGTCCCTTTCAAGGCGAGCGCAACACTGCCTCGCCTTTACCGTGCCAAGTTCCGCAAGGATATCTTCAAGGATTTTTCGGCACTGAAGGATTCGGTTGACGAGAGCGATGAGGAGAATTCCGGTCTCGGTATCGAGAGCCTTGAGGTTTTTGAGAACATCGCCTGGACGATGGCAAAGCACGCCGATCCGGAGGGCGTTCCGGACAGCCCTGACGAGTGGTTGGAGCAGTTCAACACCTTCTCCATCTACGAGGTACTGCCGCAGCTCTTTGAGCTCTGGGGCGTAAATCTTGAGACGCAGGCGGAGTCAAAAAAAATCTCGCCCAGTTGACCGCGAGATGACAACGCCGCTGTTCCTTCTCCGATGTGTGCAGATCGGGCTTAGTTTATCTGACCTTGATCTGCTCACCATCGGAATGGTCAACGAAATGTTCATTGAAAAGGATAATGATGACTATGATTACCCGTATAAGGCAACTCAGTCGCAGATGGATGCATTCTGAGCCTATTATACACGATTTTTCGGCATCTGTCCACTATCAATTGTAGGTGAAATCAAAAGTTATATGAATATCAACACCTTTTATTTTCGGCTACTTCTGAAAAAGCTGTGTCGGGTGTTCCTCGGTCTCCTAATCTATTCCTTCGGCGTGTATCTGACCATTGCAGCGAATATAGGACTGGCTCCGTGGGACTGTTTTTGTATGGGTATCTCACAGCATATACCGCTGAACTACGGCAGCACAATGGTGCTGGTCTCGGTCACAGCAATTCTTATACAGCTTCTGTTCCGGGAAAGCATCGGCTTTGCAACCACATTTGACGCTCTGCTGACCGGCAGACTAACACAGCTTTATCTTGACATTTCCCCGTATCCCGAAAACCATAGTCTGTGGCTCGGAATTGTTCTGTTATTGCTCGGCTTTCTGATTATTGATCTCGGCATCTATGTGTATATGTCTGCGGAACTGGGCAGCGGTCCGAAAGACGGTCTGACGATCGTTATCGGGAAAAAGCTGCCGAAAATACCAATCGGCATGATTGGGATACTGCTGTGGTCGGTGGTTACACTGATTGGCTGGATGCTCGGCGGCTCTGTCGGTATCGGGACGCTTCTGTCTATCTTCGGTGCAGGCTTTGTCATGCACATCTTTTACGATACCATCGGATTTGAGCCGAGAAAGCTGAAACACAAAAGCCTGAAAGAGACATTTCGGCTGATGAAACGATAACAGCACCGATGGTGCTTATATATATCCACTGAAAGGTAGGTGATCCGCATGTCAGGCAGAACCAAGGGTATAACCGTTGAGATCGGTGGTGATACAACAAAACTGCAAAAAGCCCTGCAGGGTGTCGAAAAGAACATCAAAAATACGCAGACACAGCTCAAAGATGTGGAAAAGCTGCTGAAACTCGATCCGACCAATACGGAGCTTCTCGCACAGAAACAGCGGTTGCTTGCCGATGCTGTATCATCGACCAGCGAAAAGCTCGAAACGCTGAAAAAAGCAAGCGAACAGGCTGCAAAAACCAAGGACAACTACGATGCATGGAAGGCAAAGTACGACCCTATCAAGCAGAAAATCGGTGAGACCGAAACAAAGCTCAAGGAACTGAAAGAGCAGAGCAAGATCGCCGATGAACAACTTTCCAAGGGCGAGATCTCACAGGAAAAGTACGATGCTCTGCAAAGTGAGATCAAACAGACCACAGACGAACTGAACGGTCTGAAACAGCAGGCAAAGGATGTGTCTGATGAATTCGGTCATCCGATCCCTCCAGAGCAGTACGACGCCCTTCAGCGTGAGATCGTTGAAACGGAACAGGAACTGCAAAATCTACAGCAGGAAGCAGCAAAATCTCAGGCGGCACTTGTGAAACTTGGTGAAGCGGGTGCTTCTCTTGAAAAAGCCGGAGATAAGATCGCTACAGTTGGTACGAACCTGACAAAATATGTGACTATGCCGATTCTCGGTATCGGAACTGCTGCGGTCAAAACGACCGCGGACTTTGATGCTTCCATGAGCAAGGTTTCCGCTGTATCCGGTGCCACCGGTGAGGATTTAGAGGCTCTCCGTGCAAAAGCCCGTGAGATGGGCAGTCAGACAAAATTTTCTGCTTCGGAAGCCGCAGATGCCATGAACTATATGGCGATGGCGGGATGGAAAACCGAGGATATGCTGAACGGTGTCGAGGGTATCATGAACCTTGCCGCCGCTTCCGGTGAAGACCTCGCAACCACATCGGACATTGTAACGGACGCACTGACGGCTCTCGGTATGAGCGCAGATGATTCCGCACACTTTGCAGATATCCTTGCGGCGGCATCCTCCAATGCCAATACGAATGTGTCTCTCATGGGTGAAAGCTTCAAGTATGTTGCGCCGATTGCAGGGTCTATGGGAGCGAGTGCGGAGGACTTATCCATCGCTCTCGGCCTTATGGCGAACAGCGGTATCAAGGGCAGTCAGGCCGGTAACTCCCTGAAAAACGCACTTGTAAACCTGACAAAGCCTACAAAACAGCAAGCGGCGGCGATGCAGCAGCTCGGCTTTATCAGCACCGAGACCATTCAGAAAATCGACTTTGCAAAAGTCGAGAAGGCTGAACAGGCCGTTGAGGATGCGACTATCTCCCTTGATAACGCTCAGATCAAGCTGAATGATGCGATCAGCAAGTACGGCGAAGGCAGCTCACAGGCACAGCTTGCAAGCAACAACTATGAAAAAGCACAGTTAAAACTTGCCCGTGCGCAGGAAACGCTCGCCAAGGAACAGGAAGGCGTTTCTAAAGAAATCGCCGGAGCAAATACACTCATGACCGATGCTGACGGTAATATGCGGTCGCTCGGTGAGATCATGGGAATCCTCCGTGAGAAAATGGGCAAGGTCAATGTGGAACTGACAGATGCGGACGGCAATGCCCGTGAGTTTGACGATATTATCGCGGAACTGTCCACAACCACAGAAGGCCTTGCACAGGCAGAGCAGATGCAGGCGGCAGCCGCTATCTTCGGTAAGCAGAACATGGCGGGTATGCTTGCAATCATTAACGCCAGCGAGGAGGACTACAACAAACTCTCTACCGCCATTTACGGCTGTGAAGGCACGGCAAAGGACATGGCAGACACCATGCAGGATAATCTCGCCGGACAGCTCACCATACTGAAGTCGCAGCTACAGGAGCTTGCTATCTCCTTCGGTGAGATCCTGATGCCCGCAATCAGGGCTATTGTAAGCAAGATTCAGGCTCTTGTGGATAAGTTCAATGCGATGTCTCCGGCAACAAAGGAAACCATTGTCAAAATCGCACTTGTGGCGGCGGCACTGGGACCTCTGCTTGTGGTCATCGGAAAAACAATGGTCGGTGTCGGCAAGCTGATGCAGCTTGTGTCTAATCTGCCGTCTATGATCGCAGGAGCAAAAGCAGCTTTTTCTTCCTTCGGCGCAGCCATCGGTGGTATATCCGCGCCTGTGGTCGCTGTCATTGCGGTCATTGCCGCTCTGGTAGCGGCTTTTGTTCATTTATGGCGTACCAACGAGGACTTCCGCAACAAGATTACTGCGATCTGGGAACAGATAAAAAGCATTTTCTCAGGCTTCTGTCAGGGTATTGTTGACCGTATCAACGCACTGGGCTTCGACTTCAAAAATATCGGTGAGGTCATCAAGGCTGTATGGGACGGGCTCTGCAAGTTCCTGAAGCCGATCTTTGAGGGAACATTTCAGCAGATCGCTAACATCTTCAAAGCTGTGACAGATATTATCCTGAATCTCCTCGATGTGTTTATCGGCATTTTCACGGATGATTGGGATAAGGTATGGAACGGCATCAAGGGTATTTTCGTGGCAGTGTGGAATTTCCTGAAAGATACGCTGAAAAACTACCTGAATGTGCTGTGTAACCTGTTCGGCACGAGTCTCGGTGAAGTAAAGGAGTTCTGGGTAAATGTATGGAACGGCGTTAAGACCTTTTTCGTCAATATCTGGAACGGGATCAAAAGCTTCATTACAGGCATAGTCAATGGAATCAAGAACTTTTTTGTATCCGTCTGGACTGGTATCAAAGACTTCTTTGTCAGCATTTGGACGGCGATTTACAACAGCGTATCCGAGAAAATCAACCTGATCAAAACGGTTATCACGGTCGTATGGAACGCCATTCATACAGCAATCACCACGGTGCTGAATGCAATCTGGAATGTCATTTCTACAGTATGGCAGACCATTTATGACTTCATTTCGCCGCTGCTGGACGCATTCAAATATCTGTTTGAGACGATTTTTGAAGCGATCCATGTGATTATTTCTCGTGTCATGGACTGGATTCACGAGAAAATCACGACCACATGGGAAACCATCAAGGCTGTTGTGACAATCGTGCTGGAAGCAATCAAGACGTTTTTCGAGACGATCTGGAATGCGATTTCTTCCACGGTCAGCACGGTGATGGATGCAATTTACAATGTGATTTCTACAGTCTGGAACACAATCTCCGGCTTTATCTCCGGGGTGCTGAATGCGATCTGGTCTGTGATTTCTTCTATCTGGGAGAACATCAAAAACCACATCACCAATACGCTGAATGCGATTCATGCGGTTGTTTCTGCGGTATGGAATGCAATTTCCGGTTTCATTTCCGGTGTGGTGAATGCGATTTCCAGCACAGTTTCTTCTGTCTGGAACGGCATCAAGAACACAATCACCAATATCCTGAACGCCATTAAAACAACGGTATCGAATATCTGGGACAGCGTGAAAAATGCCGTGACGCAGAAGATCACGGCAATCAAGGATACTATCGTCAACGGCTTCAATGCCGCAGTCAACTTCATCAAGAATCTCGGCTCTCAGGCATTCCAGTGGGGCGCAGATATTATCAATAACATCGTCAGCGGCATCAAGAACTGTATCGGCAAGGTCGTAGATGCGGTCAAGGGTGTTGCAAACAAGATTAAGTCCTTCCTGCACTTCTCTGTACCGGATGAGGGACCTCTTGCGGATTTCGAGAGCTGGATGCCGGACTTCATGCAGGGGTTGGCAGAAGGAATCAGTAAAAACAGCAGCGTGGTGACAGATACCGTTGCTAATTTCGGCGGCAAGGTTGCAGAGGCAGTCAGGGCTGTTGTGCAGAATGCGCTGGATACGGTTACCGGTATTGTGAGAAATGCGATGCCGGAGATACTGAATACAGTTTCTGAAATCTGGGAACAGATCAAGGCATCCATCGTAACTATGCTGGGACAGCTCGGTACAGACATCAGCACCGCATGGCGCAAAGTCAGTGATTCTGTCAAAACCGCCATTGACAATATCCGTAATGTCATTTTCACTTCATGGGAGGGCATCAGCACAGTCGTATCAACGGCACTGTCAGGTGTCGGAAATGTTGTATCAACCGTATGGAGCGGTATTTATTCTTTCATCTCCGGTAAACAGACAGATCTTCAAACCGTGATTTCTTCCACATGGAATGCGATTTCTGAAGGTGTAAAAAATGTCCTCAGTGCAATAGGCACAGCCGTACAGAATGTTTGGAGCGCAATGCCCGCAAGTGTGCGGAATGTTATGAACAGCATAAGAGATACCGTGCAGAATAATTGGGAGAAAGTGAAATCGAATCTGCTTTCTGTCATGGACAAGATCCGCAGCGGCATTGAAAAAGGCTGGAACAGTATTGTTTCTGAAATCAGTAAGGCTCTGGACAACATCAAAAGTGTTATCACGGTAACATGGAAGGCTGTATCTTCTGTAATTGATTCTGCATTGGACGGCATCAAGAAGATTATATCGACAGTGTGGACTGCTCTGAAAAATCTCATAAATACCGGGCAGCTTGACATCAAAAATGTGATCTCAACAACATGGAACGCTGCGAAAGATGTGGTAAATACTGCCCTGAACGGCATCAAATCCGTGGTGCAGACAATCTGGAGTGCAATGCCTGAAATCGTCCGGAATCCGATGAATCAGGTCAAGGACGCTGTGATTTCGATCTGGGACAACATCAAAAACGGGATCAACGATAGGCTCGGTGGTGTGCGGGATGCAGTATCCGGTGCGATGAATGCTGTGTACAGCGCAGTAATGGATAAGGTCAACAGCTCGTGGTCGTGGGGACGTGACCTCATGCAGAATCTCATTAACGGTCTGAACTATATGCTCGGCAATCTCATCAATACGGTTGCGGATGTGGCGCGGGCGATCAGCGATTATCTGCACTTCTCTGTTCCCGACAAGGGACCTCTGACGGAATTTGAAAGCTGGATGCCTGACTTTATGAAGGGGCTTGCTGACGGCATCAACAAGAGCAAAAAGTATGTTGAGAAGGCAATTTCCGGTGTTGCGGATGCCATGACCATTGCGATGAATTCCGACTTCAATGTGGATATGTCCGGTGTGACCGGTGCAATGGTAGGCGCAGGCGGGACAACCGTAGTCAACAACTACAATAACGACAACAGCCGCACAGTGAATCAGACAAATAATAGTCCGAAATCGCTGTCACGGCTGGAAATCTATCGTCAGACGCGGAATGCGCTGAATGTGTGATGGGGTGGGAGCAATCCTGCCCTATACATATTATTATATTCGTGCGTTTCTTTATAAAACTATACTTTGCTTTTCTTTCATTTTCTGCCAACTGAAAAAGCTGTAAATATCATTAATAAGGAATACTGTAAAGCATACGACCACTGAGATGTATCTAATATCAGTCATACTTGCCATTATCCAAAGAATAATCAGTACAATATCATTTGCGGAGTATGCTATTGCATAGAACGGGCTTCGTCGGAATGTCAGATAGACAGCGAGAAAACTCGTTGCAACTGATAGTGTGCTGGGGATGATGTTGGCGGTATGAAATGAATGCAATACGAAGTAAATGACTGTTGTTACAATAACTGCTAATATGGACATAAATACTATTTCTGACTTGCTTATGCTGTTTACCCTGACTTCCGCTCTGTTACCATTAAAGGGATTACGCAGCCATGAAATCAAGGCGAATACTGCCATAGGCATGGTCATTCCGAGATAAGTTATCATCTCTCCGAAATATGAGAACTTGTACGAAATAACTCCGTAAAGCAAGCTGAACAGGATAACAAGCACTTGACCGAACGGATTACCCTTTGCATTGAATATCAGGTATGTAACGCCGATAAGTGAAGCACATAAAGTCAGATAGTTACTCCTGTCAAATATAATGAACGCAATCAGAACAAGCAAAGTCGAAACGCTCCAAAGCACGAGTTCAGACTTTGAAAAATACCCTTTGATATGTTTTATCATTACGTTTTCCTCCAAAAAATAAAGCATCTGCACACACATCTTCTAAGACCTAACGATGTGTGAACAAATGCTTTCCGCATTCCTACCCGGTGGCAGTAATTGTAATATTGTTACATTGATTATACCATAAGGAACTGAAAAAGTCAAGAAGGCGGTGATATCATGTTTTTCAGCCTTATATTAGAAAATGCAGCCGGTGACAAGATCGATATGACGGCTACAGCAAACCAGTATATGACATCTCAGATTGAGGGCTTGTCACCTCCGTCCGGAACAATCAGCACATCTAGTTATGCCGGCATGGACGGCAGTTACCTGAACAATGCATTCATTGAAAAGCGGAATGTGGTCATTCACTTTGAGATGCGCGGTGTGGGGGTAGAAGCCCGCCGTCACCAGCTATACAAGGTGGTGAAGCCGAGCCGTTATGTCAAGGTCTACTACAAGACCGCAGGCATAGATGTGTTCACTGAGGGCTATGTGGAAACCTGTGAGGTCAGCAACTTCGAGCAACTTGTCACCGGACAAATCTCTATTCTCTGCCCGGATATCTACTGGTATTCTACGGAATCTGTCATGGCGTATTACAGCCAGATCACGGGTGCATTCACATTCCCGTTCCCGACCGAGAGTAACCCGGAGCCATTTGTGCTGGGCAAATATAATACGCAGAACATCATGGAAATCATCAACGACGGTGACGAGATCGGGTTCACACTTGTAATCGAAGCCCTCGAAGATACAAGATCGCCCACGCTGTACAATGCGGATACAGACGAATATCTGCAAATCACGGGAGAGATTCTCGCTGGCGACATTATTACCGTGACGACAAAGACAGGTCATAAGACAGTAACGCTCGACAGAGGCGGTGTCAAGACAAATATCATCAACCGCCTTGTATCCGGCTCAACCTGGCTGACGCTGCGTGAGGGAAAGAACCGGTTCTATCTCCGTGGAACAGGACTGCAAAATCTGAGGGTGACTATCGTACACACAAACGCTTATCTGGGGGTGTGATATGCAGATTGAAGTGTATAACATGGAAGCAAATGAGAGTAATCTGACAATCACACTGGAAGCAGTGTGCGACAGCTTTTCTTCGCTGCTATGGGATATTGAATACTACCAGTGCGGCAGTTTTGAGGTGTATATCGCAGCCAATCCGGAGAATCTCGCTATCTTTCAGACCGGGCGCATTGTCAGCAGAGATGATGACAGTCAGCATTTCGGCATAATTGAGTCCGTTCAGATTGACACTGATGCCGAGAACGGCGACTATCTGACCGTAAAAGGCAGATTCCTCATGTGCCTGCTGGAAAGGCGTATCATCAATCCAACGCTTTCTATCACTGCCGATACCGCTTACAGTGATATTGTCCGCAATTCAGTCACGCTGAATGCAATACAGCAGGATAACCGCCGTATTCCGGGATTTTCCCTCGGAACTGTGTCCGGTTCTTGTTGGGAGCAGACAGCGACTTTGCAGGTGTCATATGCAAATCTCATGGAATGGGTGTATACAATTTGCGAAAAGATCGGCGGTACAGCGAATATCCGGCTTATAAAAGATGTTGGTGAGACATACAAAATGGTACTTGATCTCTCGGAGGGTACTGACCGCAGCCTGACGCAGGATACAGAGCCGCATATCATTTTCTCGGATGCATACAGTAATCTGCTCTCATTCTCCTATGCTTCAGATTCCGCTGTCACTCGCAACTTTGCCTACATCTATGGGCATGGTGAAGGTTCTGAACGCAAGCACACCACATATTGTGTTGGCGATGAGCCATCATATCTGAACCGCTACGAATTGTATGTGGACGCAAAGGATATCTCAGAGGAGGAACAGGTCGAGGGTGAGACAGTGCCGATTCCGGAAGAAAAATATATCGAGCTGATGAAGACAAGAGGCTCTGAAAAGCTGGTTGATCCGAAAACAGCATCGGAATCGGAGATAGCGGCAGATTCTACACAGTATGTCTACAACCGTGATTATTATGTCGGTGACTATGTGACCGTGGAGCATAAGCGTTTCGGCATGATTCAGCCGAAAGTGCAGCTCATCGGCATGATCGAGGCTTTCGACCAAAACGGCAGAAGCCTGACACCGACATTCAGAAAGGAATGATAACATGGCATTTTCATGCGGCTTTTTCAATTCAAAAGGTCTTGACAGAACCTATACGGCGGAGAACTTCACGGAGTATCTCGGCAGCATTATCTGCAATGGCATCCTTGACACCTACGGGCAGAATTTCAAGCTGACGGCGGCTTCTTCCGACTTGAAAGTAATTCTCGGCACGGGCAAAGCGTGGATCAACGGACATTATTTCGTTAACGATTCCCGATACACCATTGACCTGTCAGAGTATATGGACGAGTCTCTGCCGCGTTATGTGGGTATTGTAATTTATCTTGATACGACAGAATCCGTCCGCAGTGTGACGCTGAAGCTGTTCCCCGGCACACCTACCGAAAATCCGTCGCTGCCGTCCATTCCACAGGATGCTGATCATGTGCGGCTGCTTATGTATGCGGTGCGTCTGAATCCGGGAGCGACAGAGCTGTCCGACCGTGACTGGTACGATTACCGTGAGGACGCTAATGTCTGCGGATACTGCAAGTGCATCCTCGGAAAATGCAAGGTCACTGAGCTGATGTCACAAATGGCGCAGCTTATCGTTGAAGTGCAGGAAAACAACCAGACAATTGAGGAGCTTACCAACAAGGTGGACGAGCTGACAGCAGAGGTTGAGGATATCGGTGATGTGATCTTAGCAGGACAGTGCGGCGATAATGTCTACTATGTGCTGTATTCCAACGGTAAGGTGCTGCTGAAAGGAACCGGACCCATGTACGAGTACGATAGCTCCGACCGTTCGCCGTTCTACAGGAATGACGCAGTTAAGAAAGTTGTGGTATCTGAGGGAATCACTTCTGTCGGATACGATGCATTTTTGCGCTGTATGAATCTTGAATCTGCTTCGCTCCCGTCAACGCTCACATATATCGGCAGCGGTGCTTTCATGCCTGCGGATGAATATCCGAGCGCAGCCGGAAAGCTGAACAGCATTACAATTCCCGATGCTGTTACGACAATCGGCGGCGGTGCTTTCTGGGGTGCTGCATTGACATCTCTTACGATTCCGCATAATATTTCTTCAGTCGGCAGCTATGTTTGCAGAGATTGTACACGACTGGTATCCGTAAGATACGAGGGTTCTGTAATCGGAGCATATATGTTTGTGAGCTGTACGTCTTTGAGTGAGTTCACAATCGCAAATACGGTTACAGAAATCAAGGAGCATTGCTTCAATTACTGTACTTCACTTCAGACGATCACTTATGAGGGTAGTCTGGCGCAGTGGCAGGCAATTCCGAAGGGTACAAGCTGGGACGGCAAAGGCGGCTCCGGACTTGCTGTATCCGGTCTGACTCGTATCCAGTGCCTTGACGGATTTATGGAATGGGATGCAGAGAACCATGAGTGGAAGGTTGGTGAAGAATAATGTGGAAATTTCTTGTAAAGAATCAGAGCATTGAGATCGTGGAGCGTGAAATTCTCGCAGACCACCAGATCCAATATGTGCAGTTCAAATTCACATTTGACGGTGACTGGAAGCATTTTCACAAGGTAGTGCAGTTTTCACAATGCGATGAGGTGTATTCCGTTGTTCTTGGCACAGATGGAACGACCTTGTATCTGCCTGCAGAGCTTCATGCGGGTGCGGCAAAAATGGCTGTGTTCGGCTATGACACGGAATCGGATACAACAGTGAGAGCAACAACAGTTCCCGTAACGCTGAATATCCGTGAATCCGGATTTGAAGGCGATGATCCGCCCATCCCGCCGACACCGGATCTGTATACACAGCTTCTGAAACGTATCGAAGATGCAGAGCATGGTCTTGACGGCAAATCCGCCTATGAGATCGCTGTGGATCACGGCTATGTCGGCACGGAGGAGGAATGGTTGGCATCATTACACGGCAAGGACGGCATCACGCCGGATATGTCGGAGTATCCGAAAACGACAGAAGTGCAGACCATTGTTGAGACTGTTATTCAGCCTGTAGCGGAGGAGGCACACGCTCATCCCAATAAGGAAACGCTCGACCGCCTGACACCGGAACTGATGCAGGAGCTTGAAGGCTTGCAGCAGTTTGAGGACAGCACCACCTATGAGATCCAGACGCTGAATGAAGCAGTTGAGAACCTCAGACCGAGTACGCATACGCATAATAATCTCGATGTTCTGAACGCACTGACAGCGGCACTTCTCGCAGATTTGCAGGGCTTACAGCAGTTTGAGGACGCAACTAACTATGATATCCACGATATCCGTGAGGCTCTGCTTCCTATTAGCTCTGCGGCGCACACACATAACAACAAAGATGTGCTGGATACCATTACTGAACAGTATATGCGTGATGAAGTGGCTTTTCATGCACAAACAGCAAACGCTCTGCATGGGCTGTCTACCGGACTGAGCGAGGTATCCGCACAGGCGCATTCTCATGCCAACATGGCGATTCTTGATTCCATCACTCAGGAAATGCTTGACGATATCTCTTCTATCGCAACTGTGGTCGGACAGGCACACTGGCATCACAATCTCACTACGCTGAACAGTATCACCGAATCACATGTTACACGATGGAACGACGCATACACCGCCGCAATGAACCTGAACGAGCGTGTGGGTGTCAACGAGGGTGTGTTCGAGCGTTTCAAGACGGAAATTCTCTATGATATGCAGGGCGCAAAGACCTCTATCACGGATATCAATACAAGACTCGCTGCTGTCGAGGAAGCTCTTGCAGGTGTAGAGACAGCTTTAGCGGCAATCGTGGAGGTGACAGTATGAGCATTGCAAATTATCTGACAGCTCTCGATGAGCAGAGAGACGCTTTAGCCCGAAATCTTACTACGATGGGTGTATCCGCATCGGAGACAGAAAAACTGAATACTCTTGTGCCGAAGGTGCTGCAAATTCCGCAGACCAAGCCGGATATCACGCTGTTCAAAGCATCCATCAACACGCTCCATGACTACGGCGAAAAGCTCTATACCTTCTACAATGACGGTTATCGTTCCCTCGCAGGCTTTTCGGAATCCTATCCGAATTTCTGCTCAGAGGAGAACGGTTATGCGCTGTACTACAATCAGCCGGACTTCAACTGGGGCGCAACCATTTATACGCAATGTGTCACACCTGTTGCACTCACGCCCTCAATGTCCATCCTGTTCAGCTATCGCTCCGGTGCTGCGGATGTGGATGAAATGTGGCTTGTTCCGAAAAATGTGGGTAATCTGTCTCCGGCAGAGACCGCAAGGTATATCCGTGAAACCATCATGGCAGGACAGGCAGTGGGCATTCCGTTCAACTGGCTGCAAACCGCCGACAACTACACTACTGTGCTGATTGCCTGTGAAAGCATCACAAGCGGAGAATACTATCTTGCGTGGAAAGCAGTCAGCGATAATACACATCCGTATATCCGCACCATTAAAATTCTGGAGGAAACATCATGAAAGAAAATATCTGTACTGCCGCCGGAGTGATCGGCGGCTTTTTTGCGGCACTGCTCGGCGGATGGGATTCCGCACTGGCAACGCTTATCATCTTTATGGCAATCGACTTCACCACAGGTCTGATCGCCGCATCTACGGGCAAGTCCAAGCACAGCAAGACTGGCAAGCTCAGTTCAAAAGCAGGCTGGGTAGGACTTGCAAAGAAGTTCTGCATTCTGCTCATGGTTGTGGTCGCCGTCCGCATGGATATTCTCATCGGTACGACCTACATCCGCGATGCGACCTGCATCGGATTCTGCGTCAATGAGCTGCTCTCAATTATTGAAAATACGTCTTTAATGGGCATCCCGTATCCGCCTGCTATCAAGAAGTCTATCGAGGTGCTCCAGAAAAAAGCTTCACATCTCGATGATGAGATTCAGGAAATGATCGATGAAATGGAGGATGATAAGAAATGAGCAAGACCTACGAATACTCCGACAAGACACAGCTTTCCCCGCATTTCAATATCTCTGAGTTCCGCTGCAAGTGCGGCAAGGAGCATGAGACGCTGAACGATCCTGAGCTGATCGAGAAGCTCGAAAAGCTGTTCACAGCTCTCAAATGCTCCAAGATCATCGTGACAAGCGGTTATCGCTGTGAGCAGCATGACAAGAATGTCGGAGGTTCAGGCTCCGGTCAGCATACGCTCGGCAATGCTGCGGATATCTGCTGCTTCGGTCAAGACGGGCAGCCAATCAGCTCGAAGGTGGTCTGCTGTAAAGCACAGGATATCGGATTCACAGGCATTGCAAACATCACCGCTACCTATCAGTACACGCATGTCGATGTTCGCACCGGAAAGAAATGGTACGGTGATGAGGTCCACGGCAACAACTCTGTGACCGATGACTTCTACAAGTATTTTTCCACATCGAACAGCGGTAATAGCCACAAGGAGGGCGCTGCTATGAAAGGCATTGATGTAAGCGTACACAACGGCAATATCGACTGGAACAAAGTCAAGGCTGACGGCATCGAGTTTGCGATACTGCGTGCGGGCTTCGGCAGACTGGAAAAGCAGAAGGATGAGAAGTTCGAGCAGAATTATGCTGAAGCAAAGGCGGCAGGAATCCCCGTGGGTGCCTATTGGTACTCCTATGCGATGAGTCCGGAAGAGGCAGAGCTTGAAGCCAATGTGTTCCTCAAGGTCATCAAGGGAAAGCAGTTCGAGATGCCCGTATACTTCGACCTTGAGGAGAAAAAGCAGTTCGATCTCGGCAAGGAAAAAGTCTCTGCTATCATGAGAGCATTTCTTGAAAGAGTGGAGTCCGCAGGCTATTTCACTGGTCTCTACGGCTCTGCATCCCCCCCTGTTTACCCACACAGCCGATGATATTAAATCCCACTACACGATCTGGCTTGCGCACTGGGTGGATAGGACCAACTACAGCGGTGCCTATGCGGTGTGGCAGTATTCTGAAAAAGGCAAGGTAGACGGTATCTCCGGAAATGTTGACCTCGATACCTGCTACAAGGATTTTCCTACCATCATCAAGGGAAAAGGACTGAATGGATTCGGGGCTGTCAAACCTTCTCCTGTACCTGACGATAAGACCGACACCACCGTGACCGCAACTATCAAAATCGGCGATGACACTTACAAGGGTACGCTCGTAAAAGCTTAATCCACATGAGGGGCAGGGATTTTTCTCTGCCCTTCTTTTTTCATATACGGTGCCCCTTATCATCCACGAGGAGGTATGCGATGACAAATGAGCAAAAACAAGCGATCTGTTCGATGCGTGAATCTGGTGTTGCAATTCCTGCAATTTCTGCACAAATCGGACTTTCCATAAATACGATCAAATCCTTCTGCAAGCGGCACGGCATTCACTCCGGCAATCAGTCTCACAAAAATATCCTCTTCTGCCTGCAATGTCATACAAAAATTTCACAACCGCCACACCACAAAGCAAAAAAGTTCTGTTCCGATAAGTGCCGCCAACTGTGGTGGGCTGAAAACACCGCCTTGATTCCACGAGATTCACAAATTGAACGTATCTGCCCTGTTTGCAAAACTCCATTCTTATCGTACAAAAGCAAGAACCGCATTTACTGCTCCCGTACCTGCTACGGAAAATCGAAGGAGGTATATCATGACCACAAATGAAGCTATTATCGATAAGCTCTTACGCTATCAGACGGTCATGTCGTGGGTGCGTTCCCTACTCAGTCAGGCTCTTATCACCAAGGCAGAGTACGCTAAAATTGATACAATGATGGCAAAGAAATACGGCGTATCTTCGTGCAGTATATTCCGTTGAAAACCGCGTAAAATCGTTGACTTACGGCTCGATAGACGGTAACATGGTAAGCGAAGGAGGTGTTGCTGTGTGAATAAAAGTAACCGCATAGTAGAGAGGGTTCAGTTCCCCAACAAGCCCACTATCAAGCTGCTAAGAACGGCAGCTTACGCCAGAGTGTCCAGCGGCAAGGACGCAATGCTGCATTCCCTGTCCGCACAGGTCAGCTACTACAACTCTTTAATACAAAGCAATCCCGAATGGCTGTTCTGCGGCGTATACGCAGATGAAGCCCTGACCGGCACCAAAGACAATCGTGAGAACTTTCAGCGTTTACTCACAGAATGCCGCGCCGGAAATATCGACTTGATAATCACAAAATCAATATCAAGATTTGCCCGCAATACTGTTACGCTGCTGGAAACCGTCCGTGAGTTGAAAAATCTGGGTGTAGATGTCTATTTTGAAGAACAGAACATCCACTCAATCGGCCCGGACGGTGAATTCATGCTGACACTCTTAGGTTCGTATGCACAGGAGGAAAGCTACTCCGCAAGTGAAAATCAGAAGTGGCGTATCCGCAAGGATTTTGAACAGGGGCGGCTCGGCAGCATCACAATTCTCGGTTATGAACGCAGCAATGACGGCACGCTTATCATTGTTCCCGAAGAAGCGGAGATTGTCAGAATGATCTTCAACGATTATCTCAGCGGCATGGGCAAAAATGCAATTGCGAACAAGCTGCTTGAAATAGGCGTTCCAACCAAGGGCGGCGGCATATGGACAGCGTGGTCGATCCGCCGCATTCTGAAAAACGAAAAATACTGCGGTGATCTGCTTTTGCAAAAGACCTACCGTGAAAACCATATCACGAAAAAGAAAATCAACAATACTGGACAGTTACCACAGTATTACGTCGAGGAAGCCCATGAAGCCATTATTGACAAGGACACATTTATGCTCGCACAGGAACTTCTGCGGGAGAAAAAAGAATATTTTACACCGGATAAGCCGACAACTGTTACCTACCCCTTTTCCGGTATGATTCACTGTGGCTGCTGTGGGAAGTTTTACCGCAGGAAGGTTAAGCAGTATCGTACAGTGTGGATATGTTGGACTTATAACGCACGGGGTAAGAAATTCTGTTCGAAATCCAAGCAGATTCCGGAAGATATCCTGTATGACAAGGCTTGTGAGGTTCTTCAGCTCGATGAGTTCGATGAAAAGGTATTTCATAATGAGGTAGAGTCAATTCTTGTTCCTAAACCGAATGTGTTAACATTTCTATTTAAAGATGGTCATGAGCAGACGGTGCGCTGGGAAGATCATTCAAGATCAGAAGCGTGGACGGCGGAGAAGAGAGCTAAAGCAGCCGAATATGGAAAGCAAGGTGCGGCAGCAAAAGAAAGGAGAAGGCAGAAGTGAGTAAACAGGTAACAATCATTCCGGCAAAGCTGAATCGTGCAACATTCACACCCTTAGACCAGCCGAAAAAGCGTAAGGTTGCCGGATATGCACGAGTTTCGACCGATTCCGAAGAACAGCAGACCTCCTACGAAGCGCAGGTTTCCTACTACACAGAGTACATCCAGAAGCGTGATGACTGGGAGTTTGCAGGTGTATATACGGATCAGGGCATCTCGGCGACCAATACGAAGCACAGGGACGGTTTTAATCGAATGATCGCGGATGCTCTTGACGGGAAGATAGACCTTATTGTTACGAAATCAGTATCCCGTTTCGCAAGAAACACTGTGGACAGCCTGACAACCGTCAGAAAGCTGAAAGAAAAGGGCGTTGAGGTCTATTTCGAGAAGGAGAACATCTACACGCTGGACTCAAAAGGAGAACTTTTCATCACCATTATGAGTTCTTTAGCCCAGGAGGAATCACGATCCATTTCTGAAAATGTAACATGGGGACAGCGAAAGCGTATGGCGGACGGCAAGGTCACAATGCCTTACGGACGATTCTTAGGATATCGTAAGGGCGAGGACGGGTTTCCTGAGATCGTACCGGAGGAGGCTGAGGTTGTTAAGCTCATATACAAGTCTTTCATGGAAGGGCTTTCATACTATAAGATCGCACAGCTTCTGATGAGCCGAAATATTCCCGCCCCTGCCGGCGGTGAGAAGTGGTACACACGAACTGTGGAAAGCATTCTCACAAACGAGAAGTACAAAGGCAGTGCATTACTCCAAAAGAAATTTACCGTGGATTTCCTGACGAAAAAACAGAAAGTCAACGAGGGTGAAGTTCCGCAGTATTTCGTTGAACACAGTCATGATGCGATCATTGACCCGGAGGAATTTAAACTGGTGCAGGCGGAAATCGAAAGACGAAAAGGGCTCGGCAAGGAATACAGCGGCAGCTCCATTTTCTCAGCGAAAATCGTCTGCTCCTGCTGTGGAGGGTTCTTCGGCTCGAAAGTGTGGCATAGCACAAGCAAATACCGGAGAATTATCTGGCAGTGCAATCACAAATTTTCCAAGTCTTCCGGAAACAAAAAGTGTAAAACGCCACATCTGTATGAGGACGAGATAAAAAAGCGGTTCATCGAGGTGTGCAACCGGATAGCAAGTGACAAGAAGGATTTTCTGATTTCCTGTCAGCAGATCGTGGAAATACTCTCCAACACCGCAACACTGGATAGAAAAATCGAAGCACAGTATATCTACCTGAACGGGCTGGCAGTTTCGATGCAGGAGTTCATCAAAGAAAATGCTATGAAACCGCAGGACAAGGACTTCTACAAAAAGAAAATGGCGGAGTACAATTCACAGAAAGCTGAAGCTGAAAAGGTTCTGCACGACCTTCAGGACAAAAGAACCGCCCGGCTATCACGCAAGGAACTGCTCGAAGGGCTTATACGAACGATGAGCAGAGAAGGTATTGTGACCGATACCTTTGACGGAAAGCTCTGGCTGCTGCTGGTGGAGAAAGCGACTCTGGGTACAGACGGAAAGCTGACCTTCACGCTACGGAACGGCACGGAGATTGAAGCATAA